CAACGTATCCCTATGCCCTCCCCCAGCCGAAGAAGGATTACACATCCACCTTCGTTTGGTCCGGTTCCCACGTCCTCGACACACACGAAAAAAAGTGCTGGTCGTACCTCCCTCGCGAAGGAGGGTGTCTAGAGAGGGTATCCCATCCCTATCCCCATCATCTATCGGTTATCCATAATCAGGAGACAGTCCGAGTCAAGATCTACAACAAGAACATGTGGTCAGAGAACGACGATCTCTTCGTGGCAGCCGCGTAATGCCGACGGCTTTCCAAATCGTTCAAGCTAACAATGGAACTGACCGATATCGTCTATCTCGCCTTTGCCACTGTCGCAGTGATTGTCTGTCTGCACGTTAGCGTGTTCTGGGTATCGCGCCTGATTCAGCCCCCGAAGCCCCGTGTCGTCTATGTAGAGCGCGAGCGCCCTGCCCCGCCGCAGCAGTTTATTCCCTCCCCCCCGCCTCCCCCGCCACCGGCGGTTCAGGTACCGACATACGAGCAGCCTCCGATCCCCCAGCCCTCAAATCCTGCGCCGCGCATGGAGCTCCCGCCTCCGATGGAGACACGTCAGACAAAGTGATTTTGACAGAGCGTGCATATATAGATTATACCATGAACCGACTACGAACAACGTACAAATGGGATCCCGCGATCAGGATGACTCGGCAGGGGAAAGTTCCCTCCGAGTTTGCAGTAAAGGTTCCGCAGGGTGTTGGTACTCCAGGTTGGTTGTGTCTGACTCGTGACGAGCAGTCAAAACCGGTCTCGCTTTGGATTCCTCGGAGAGAGGATGCACAGCCGCAAATCCTGCGTCTTGTGTGGGATGAACGGTGCTACGAAGATACAATTTTTCGTATAGAATATACGGGTACGCATATCTTTATTGCTGATGTGTGGCTGTGGAACGGAACTCGGATGTTTGAAAAGATGAACTTTGCTGATCGAGCAACCTTTCTCCGGAATGCGATCCCAGCCGTCTATACTCCCTGCCAAGCCTTTGAAAGCCGGAGAGTCGCTCTTCGGGACGTATCTGCATCTGCTCGGGGATACGAGTACTATACAGATTCGCCTGGTGAAAAGGGTGTTTATTCAGTTGTTGAAGCTACCACTGTCCCTTCGGTCGTGCCCGTTCTTCTTGAATCAAATTGTTATGAGATTGTCGCAACAGATGTTCCAGATGTGTATTCTGTATCAGCAGGTGGGTATCTCCGCGTCAAAACTCTGGCGCTGTCAAAGGCTCTTCGTGCAATGGGTAGGAAGTTCGTTCTTGAATGCCAGAAGAACGCTGATGGAACATGGACACCTGTAATAGAATCTCATTCAAATACAAATGGCTCGCACTAAGAAAGCAGCGCGTCGTGGAGGTGGTTATGGATTCAGTGGTTCTATTTTGGGAAGCGCCAGCGGCTCGAACGCGGGCAATGCCTCATGGAAGTCGGATACGTCCAAGGACTGCGGTGTCATGGCCAATCGCGGAGGTAACAATACGCTAGCGGGTGGTCGTCGTCGTGCCCGCCGCGGGGGTGTAGGTATGTTGGACGATGCGATCCTAGCTGCCAGCACTGGATATGCTGCTCACCGCTTTGCGAAGAAGGGAGGTCGCCGCTCTCGTCGTGGAGGTGTAGGTGCTATTGATGATGCTATCTTCGCCCTCGGTACGACGTATGTTGCCAAGCGTTTCGGGAAGAAGGGCGGACGTCACACCCGTAAGCACCGTGGGGGCAACGTCCTTGCTCTCCAGCAGCCCCGGGCGGGATATACGTTCAATGGAACGGGATCAGCGGGTCTGGCGAACGCGGTGCCTGTAGCACCGAATACGACCAATGTTTAAATTCTAGGCTATAATCAATGAAGTACACGATAGATACAGCCATTGCAGTTCTTATTCTCATGGTAGCTGTCGCTTTCCTTGTCCAGCGCAATCTTGGATATGTAGCTGTCTGGCTGGTGGTGATCACAGCCGTGATTGGGTATGGTGTCAAGATGTCCTTGACGGCTGCAGTCACTATTAGTGTAGCCACTGTTGTTGCGGTGATTCTCATTTCGGGACAGACGCTCAAGGAGCGCTATGAGAACCCCTCCAAGGGCGAGAAAGAGGGGAAGGAGAAGGACTCTGACGAGAAGGAGCCAGAGCCGCATTCCAAGTCCAAGTCTGACCAAATCTCGGACAATAACCTGAATGCCCACCTAGATGCAGGAACCACGATCTTGCACGCCTTTCAGAAGTTGAACCCCGACCAGGTTCTGCAGATGCGCGACGATACCAAAGAGCTGATGGAGACCCAAAAGCAGCTCGTTGAAACATTGTCAAGCCTGGGACCTCAGGTTCAGCAGGGTGCTGAACTGGTGAAGTCATTCCAGGGCATGTTTGGTGGAAATATTAGCGATGTTCTGAAGAAGTAGGGCTCCAGCAGAGTACTGGAACATCTGGTGTTGGGGTGAGTCTGAGCGGATCGCCAGTGGAGGTACGCGAAGTCCAAGAGTGAGGATCTTCCATACCATAAGTGTTGTGCCGAGAGTATAGTATTCTATAGTCTCGCTCCAGCGCAGGATACATGAATAAAAAACCTGCAAAGATGATATCACATAGAAAATCATCTGAAGGGTGCTGTAGTCATATGTTCCTCCGTACGATGCGTAGATGTCCGGAAAACATAAAAATACGACCCACGATATTAAATGGCTGAGCGGCTGTACAAACATTCCCGAAAAACGTAGAGCGCGAGATAGAAAACTGGGATCCGAAAACTGAGTGCGAAGTTCATTGTATCTCCACACCACCTTCCCGTGATTCGGGTGTGCTGTGAGTGTTTTGATCATCTCCATGAGGGGCGTCAGAGATTATAATACCATTTGAAGGAAAATCTACCTGATTAAACGTCTTGTCCAGATAGGACCAGTGCAGTCCCTTACCGTTCTCTACGATGATATCGAGAAGGGGGCGTGTAATTTTATTCCCTTCGACGACGAATGGAGAGAGGAGGGCTGTGCAATCAACCTTAGTTCCCTCCTCTGTAGTATACCCAATATAATACCACGGAGGGATCGGAGAGTCATACAGGTCGCGAATCCGATAGGTTTCGCGAGGAACCAGGCTCCAATGAACGGCAACGCGGTGATCGGTGAAGTCGGGGGTCTCGCGGCGGGTATGATGGAGGAGAACCTTGTTGGCATACATCTCGGGGAGCTCCTCGCGCGTATCTGCATAGTTCGTCAGCTCCTCCTCAAAATCGTGCAGCTCCCATACCTCAGTCGCATACGTCGTTGACAGCCTACGACATCCACGCGGGTAGATCGCACATACCCAATACCACGCGCGGATAAGGGTGTTGGCGACTGATGTCTGGAACTCTTCCATTTTGTATGTTTGGGCCTCCTATCCTTAAAACACTCGGGACAACGTCTAGTGCGTCATCTTGGACCACGTGCGGGCATCGCGGTCATCATGGACTGACTTACCCCGGTGGGTCGTAATCTCGCGGACGGCCGTCTTCAGCTCGTTGTCAATGCCCAGACCCATGGCTACTGATGTCGCCAGGGCTGTGATCAGGAAGGGAAGGGCAATGACAAACCAGGCTACAATGCCGAGGTTGAGGCGGCAGAGCAGGTCGAGGATAAAGATCGTGGCACCGCCAAAGAGTACCTTGCTCACAACTGTGAACCACGCAAAGTCGGCAACATCAAAGCCAAGTTGGACGGCCAAGAACAACGCATAGAGAAGTGCAGGGGGGCACAGATTATCTATGAATTTCATTTTCGTGCTTTGTGTATAGAACATAAAAAATGAGCAGCAAGGAGGTCACGGAGATTATCAGCAATACGGGAGCCGATCAGGCCACAGCCGAGAAGGCTCTGGAATCATCGGGTGGAAACGTCCTGGAGGCGATCATTAGCTTGACGGCTGTCCCGCAGGTCAGCGGACAGAAGTATATTCCAGCGACACCCAAGGTGGATGATGGTCTTGCCCCTGAAGTTCGTGAAAAGCTGATCAGGGCTCGACAGCTTGCGGATCTTCTCACCTTCTCAGCGAAAAACGACCTCCGCGCAGCGGCATCCCACCACCCGCCGCTGGCGCGCGTAACTGAAGAGTCGGAGTAGGCATCTGTGCAACAGCTTTGTTGCTTATAGTGGGGGCGGGAGCAAACCGAGTTCCGTAATCAAAGAACTTCTTTTCAATCTCATCAATATCCTTGAAAATATTGAGGCTGTATGCTGTATCATATGCCTGCTTTGAGTATTTAGCATACTCGTCAGGATCTGAAAGCCTTTTAACAGCTTTTATCCATTCAATTACGTTGGTGTTATCGAGCATTAGCTGCGACCCCGCGATCCATTCACACATTCCTTCAGTACTTCCAGATTCACGTGTATTTGCAGGGTTTGTTCCATCCATTGGCTTGGTATGTAGGACGGGGATCCCATTGTACATCGCTTCAAACGCAACCCGTCCCCAGCTTTCATAAAGTGACGGAACGAGAAGAATCCGCGTCTGTCTCATGATATCCCGAATATCATCTTGGGCATCGATCCACTTGATATTGGCCATGTTCTCAGGCACTCCAATCTTATTGTAATATGGGCGAACACCCATAAACTTCACCTGAGGTAGGCGAGTCGCGAGCTCAATAAAGAGAGGCAAACCCTTCAAGATGTTCGCATTGATCAGTGTTACGTATTTTCCGTAGTGCTTTGTACCCTTCTCCTGGAACTTTACCTCGTTCTCAATCATGATCGGTCGAATCGGTTCAATCGTCTTAAAATGGTGTTCTCCAATACGAGATCGAGCGTTATTCGTAATGTGATTGCTGATAACCCAGAGGAACTCTGCCCAATCAGGTTTGTAAGGGAGTTCATCTAGATTCTCTCCAAAATGCATGGTGATAACGATCGGTTTATGAAATCTTCCATTCAGCCGACGGACAATCTTTAGTGTAGGAAAATGAGCAGTAGACCAAATATTCGCCGCGCTCATCTCGTTTTCCGCGTTGGTATAAAATATCCATGGAAGTCCGCGATACTCTCCACGAATAGGGTAACCGTTCCGACGCGTAGTTACAAAGCTAACTGTGTGTCCTCGCGCCTGAAGTAATTTTGCAATAGCGATGTCGTGAAAGAATGCACCGCACGCATCGGGCATCTGGTTCGCGAAAAATACAATTTTCATATTGGTTTATTGAGATACTGCTTTCTGGCGTAGCAGACGCGTAGGATCTCCGCCACGCGACCAGCTCTGCACGAAGTTTCCAGCCTCCTGGATATCCGTCTTAACGCTATTGAGCAAAGGGTCAAACTGGTTGGCAAAGAACTTGTCCGATACGGTAGAGCACTCCTTCCGCGTGCGCACGGGTACGCTTTGAATCAGCTGGCTTTCCGTATCCTTCTCTCCTGCCGATGGCCCGCCGGCCATGTAGGGAGTCGTTGCCCACGGACGAGCAAATGTCTGCTGGTGTCCCTTGGCCCGCTGTGTGCCCGCATCTCCCAAGGCAAGGCGGGAATATAGATCAATGTCGCATCCACCGGCAGCGGTATTGCCAAAGTTGCCTGTATAGTTCATGGTCACAAACTGAGACGCCCAGTCGGCCTTAGAGTCAAAGTCTTGGCAGGGACTGGGTTGCGGGCGAGCCGTGGATAGGTAGTAATCCTGCTGCTGCTTATTGTCCCG